GTACTCTCTTTCTTCTTGTTTGTTTGCATAGTAATTTTTGTATATGTCCCAATATCCTAAAAATGGTATTCCGTTAAAATACCTTTTTACATATCCCTCTGATCCGTTTTCTGTTCTTCCTATCCCTCTTATATTCAAATACGAGTATATACTTGAACTGTTTATTTGAGAATTATCTCCTTTATTTGGTATATATTGTCCTGTAAAATCTATTTGAGGCAATAATATTTGACTCATATCCATTCCTATGTTTAACATATTCATGTGTAATTTTCCGTTATATAATCTTACTGGACATTGAAATACGTCTAGTTGTACTTTATAACTTCCGAATAACGGTCCTACTGTTGGTAATGTTTTCACATCACAGTCTAAGTCTATATCAAAGCTATCGCCTGGTAATGCTACTTCGCTCATAAATGGCACTAATGTTCCACTTGCCATTGAACTTCTCCATATATATCCCAGATCATGACTTGATCTTTCATAATTTCTTAGACTTACTTCTTGTTTATTTCCTGAGCCGAGTCTATCTCCTCCTATTTCTGTTTTCATATTTTTTCTTTAATTTTATCGTTTAATTTTGTTTTTACTTCTTCTAATAGCATAATTACTTGTATTATTCTATTCCACGTAATCTTTTCTAATTGTTCAATTACTTCTTCTTTGCTTTGTGCTTTTTCTGTTAGTCTATAATCTCCCATAACTCCAAAGCTTTCACCCTCTATTGTTATTACATGAAATGGACTATCTTTAATTTCTTCTCTTTGTATTGTTTGTTTACCATCCAAAGAGTCTTTGTTGTTTACTTCTTTTACATTCGGTTGTAATTGTTTTAACTTTGTATCTTTCATCGTTTCGATATTTTGTTGTTGTTTTAATTTTTACGTATTCTCCGTTTTCTAATCTTCTTTTTAAAATGATTTCTCCTGTTTCAGTATCTACATACATTGATTCTGTTTTCCATAGAGGCACTTCATAATTGTTTCTTTTCTCCTTTCTTGATTTAATTAAATGTTCGTATTGTTTTCTATTGTAGCTCATAATTTTTATATTTACTTTTGACAACTTGGCAGTTTGTCCTATAATTTATACTATGTTTAACAGCTAATTTTAACCTGTTAAATCGCTTTTTTCGGCTCTTTTATTTTTACTAATATACAACTTTTTTTTTAACCTCCAAATTACTGACTTTTTGCCACCTCCCCCACGTTAGTAGGGGCTCTATATAATTTTTTAATTCTTTCTATTTTTTTTAGATTTCTTCTTTCATTTTCATATCTTTTTAACTCCCAATTCTTTGCATTATCCCCATAGCCTAATCTTTTATTTTTTTGTCTCATATGCTCTAGTAGTTTATAATATTCTTTTTCTCCATTACTTATGTCCACTTTTACTCCACATACATACCTTTCTTCTTTATCTAGTTTCTCTAACCATAATTTTTCCTTTTCTTCTTCACTATATATTTTGTTTCTATAATATATAGGTAACGCTAATTCCAATCCTTTTCTAGTTTTATAAGTTTCTATAGTTTTTTCTTTTTTATATTTATTTCTATTACTGTCTGTTCTATTTATATACTCTTTACCTATTCCTTTACTTGTAAATATTCTGCTTTCATATGTTTTATGTTTCTCATCTATTTTGTTTACATATTTCACTATATAATTTATCGTTCTCTCGTTCACATAATCTCCAATCCACACTTTTCCATATTTCCATATCTTCTCTATATCCTCCTTTTTGTCTGTCCATACAATACCATGCATATGCACTCTTTCTGTGTTCTGGTGTCCCAATTCTGTCACTAACCAATGCCTTAATGTCTTTCCATATTTTTTTCTCCATCTTTCTGTATATCTCCTTATTGCCAATCTGCATATTTCATTATCCCTATCATACCCATTCAATCCTTTTATTTCGTTATCTAATTTTTGTAACGCGTGTTCATTGAATGTCAAAGTGATAAACTTTGCGTTCAAGTTAACTCGCAGGTCCTCTTGCAGTCTTACTTGCCAATTTCTTGCTTTTTGTTTTCTACATTCTATACATTTTCCACACCCTACAGGCACCATTAACACTCTTTTATCATTAATAGGGGGGATGACCCCCCCATTTTTCTTGTTTTTTGTGTATTTCCTGTTTCTTATTAATCTTGGATATAAACACATTATTATTTTTTAAAGAAATTTCCACCTTTTCTTGTTAGTACACTCAACATATTATCTGCTACTTTTGATCCATATATTATACCTATTAGCCATCTTAATGTATCTTGATCTTCTTTTTTATTTGTTGGATCTAATCCTATTTGTGTCATCATATCAACAAATGCACTTCCTGTTACTTTTTTATCTTGTTTTAATTCAAGTAATGCTTTATTTACTTTATTCACTTCATCTACTGTTTTCAAATTCATTTTTTCTTGTATTGCTTTTGCTTTTTGTGCATCTATATTTAATTTTTCAGATATTAATTTATTAATTGTCTCTCTTCCTAACTCTGTATCTACACCATCTCTTTTATCTGTTTGACTTTGTAAATCATTTTGTTTACTTACTTCTGTATCCGCTAATTCTTTTTTCAATTTAATTTCTGCTCCTAATAACATATTTTGCATATCCATCACTTTCATCATTTGGCTGCTTCCTTTTCCTGCTGCTCCTCCTGTTTGACTTCCTGTTGTTCCACCTGGTCCACCACCTTCATACATTAATCCTGGGTTTAATCCAGCTTCTTTATAATGTCTTAGTTGTGCTTTTGCGTTTGTTTTATTCCACATATCAAATTGTAAATCATGTCCTTGTTGATTTAATTTTCTTTGATTTTGATATTGTTGCTCTATAAATCTTCTTTCTCTTGAGGCTGATAATCCTTCTCCAAATAGTCCTCCGCCTATTCCCATTGCTGTTTCTATTATTCCCATAATTTTATTTTTTTATTTTTTTTGTTTCGCGCTTTTCTAAAGCGATTATTTTTTCTTGATATATAAGAACAGATGCGTACCACCCATTCTAAATAAAGGGGGATTTTACTCCCCCGTTTATCTATTTAGCTTCTGCCGTTCCTTCTGTTGACTTAGCTTCGCTAACTTTAGTATCCTTTTTTAACTCGATTACTTTTGATTCACCTTTTTCAGGTATTTTACCCTTTGCATCTCGTTTGGCTTGAATACTTCCACTCACCTTATCCATAGCATCACTTGCTATTTCCCATCTATCCGTACGTATATTATACGCGCTTATTACTCCCTCTTTACGATCCGTAAATATTTCAGGCGCTCCATCACTTATTGGTTCATTGTTAGATACTATTCTTTCAATTTTCCATTCTATTGGTTCTCCTTCTACTTTTTCAACGCTTTTAAGTTTGCTTTTTTTCGCTTTTTTATATTTATATCCCATATTTTATAAATTTGGTATTACTTTCGCACTCATTTTTCTTCTTGCATAAATTTTGTTGCTTATTTGCACCCAAAAATTTTGGCTATCTAGACTCGTTTGCGCGAATATATTATTATACTTACTTGGATCTACATATGTTGTTAGATCTTCTATACCTGTTGTTCCTTGTTCATATCTTCTGTTTAATGTCATAAACATACTATTATTTACCTCTGCGAAACTTCCTCTCGTTTGATTTACATTTGTCATGTAATTTATCCATGCTGGTTGTTTTCCTGCAGTGCTATATGTTACATTTCCACTTGTATCTGTTTTTGTATCAAACCATGCCATTTGATCTGTTATTAAATCTTGATATCCTATTGCATCTAACGCTGGCTTATGTAAGTCGTTCATCGTTTTTAGATTTGTATCCCATTTATTTCCTTGACTATAATCAATTCTTGGTGTTAAACTTACTAATCCTAGTATTACACTTGGCTCATCTACTTTAATTTTTACTTTTCCGCCTTTGTTTTTTCCCGTTAATCTTCCGCGTCCTGCTAACGTTCCTAATGGTTGTGCTTCTCCATTTACGTCACTTACGTCACTCATACTCACTACTTCTTCAAATGCTAGTTCTTTTATTAAACTTCCATGATATATCGGATTTTCACAACTTTTTGCTCTCTCATGCGTATATACTGCGTCTAACCAATCATCATAACTTCCACCTGAGATTGCAATTCTATTCAGCATATTATATACTTTGTTCGCTAGGTTTAAACTATCTATTGTAAATTCATTTCCTGCTGTACTTACTGCTGTTACTTCATTAATTCCATTACTTCCATCTATCCATTCTGTACTTATCCAATTATTAAATAAATCACTTTGATAAGTTTTTATTCCTAATCCCTCTTGACTTGCTCTTTTGTAATATAATCTATCATCAAAATCTGTTCCTCCTGTATATCCTAATCCTAATCCATATGGTGCTTCTGTATTTTCATCGATTACAAATGCTGTTGTATCTCTTACAGCTTCTAATATATCCATTCTCATATCATCGATATTATCTAATGGAAATTCTTTTAATTGTGGCGTTCCTAATCCTACTTCTTCCGTATTATCTACTTCTGTTTGACTATTCTTCCATGCTTGACTACTTGCTTCAGTTCCTGTATATTCTTTAAACGTCGTTGTATATGTTCCATCTCCATTATATACATTTACTGCATTCGCAAATACTGTTACACAATCCACTCCAACTGTATCTATTTCTACTGTAAAATCATTTACGTCAGGTTCACCATATTCATTATCTGCGTTATTATATTTTGTTACAAATACTAATTCTGTTAAGGTATTATTTATTACATCGTTTAATGTTCCACCTGTTCCTGCAGTATCTACTCCTGTTACACCTGTTGGATTTATATTTCCATATTCTGTTATACTTCCACCAATTGTTACTGTACTTAATTTTACCGTTACTATTTTAAAATCATTATCTAAGTCCGCTCCATGTATTACATATCCTCTTTCCTCTTGCTTATTTGCAT